CTTCCATTGCTGCAAAACCCCATCTTTTACAACAACAGCGTTTTCTTCATAAGCAATACCCGCTTCGTAAGGTAGTGATGCACCGTTCTCGTGGATATAATCAAGTTGTGATTGTGATACTTTGTCATTAACTTGCGCAGCAGCATCATTAGCTGTTATAGCAGCCTGCTCAGCAGCGTCAGCAGCGTCCTGTGCTGCTTGACCTACATCTTCTAAGGTGTCAATGATTGCATAAGTATCTTCATATAACTTACTGAGTCCATCACGTACCTCTTGTTGAGAGTGTCGAATCTGCTGGAAGTTCTCATCCATGTTTCCAGCAGTGAACTTAGCCCCAGCACTAAAGGTGTGTGCCGAGGAGTCAATATCTGTTTCTCTGGATAAACGTACTACACCACTAGGTACAGCAGGTGTTAGTTGTACTGTACCATGTGAATCATGTTGGATAGTGTATCCTGCTGCTGTAGCTTCTACACCATCTACGTAAACATTAACGTGGTCTACGTTGTACTCGTACTGGAAGCCAATAGTGAATACACTCATAGGTGTACTCACATTGTATTCAGTATAAGATTTAAGTTCATTAATACTCTGTGTCATAGATTTCCTCTATTCTTCCATAGCTGCGATTAGCGGGTCTAAGAACACTGCTGAGTTCAGCACTGTGTTCTCTTTAATACTTCTAGGAGTTACATCCCCCGAAATAATATCCCCAACCAAGTTATATGTTTTACTAAACGGGGTCATAGCTGTTACACCATTAGAACCTACTCCATTCATCAGTAACTCCATAGGGTAGTTCCAGATACCTAGAGTCGTCATAGCACGTAGAGTACCCATTGCTAAATCCTTATCAGGTTCTTCACCTTTACGGACGTTGATACTAGCAGCTACCATCATAGCAATAGGGAACTGTGCAGCCATGAGAATAGCTAAACCAGCAGCACCATCACGATTCCATACTCTACGTAGAACCTTCTGGTTCATGGCAAAGGCGTAGCTCATGTACGGGAAGATCACTTTACCTACAGCATCGTGCTCTAAGATAGCAGGAATCTCACCTTTCTGAATAGTGAACGCTAGGTTGTCTGATTCATGAAATATCTTCTGCTCCATAGGAATACGGACAGCAGCATCCCAATCATCAATCTTCTCACCGTGCTTAGCCCACTGTGCTCTGATACCATCAATAAGTTCATCAGGCATCTGCATCTTAGTGCGTAGGAAGTTCACATGGTTCTCTACACCACCAGCAGCACCTCGAATAGCTCGGATATACGTACCCATAAGGATACCTATTTGTACACGCTTAACAGACTCTGATAAGTTCATAAATCTGGCACTTTGACCGTAGTACTGTGCTGATTCATGGATACCACCATCAACTGTGAAGTTATCTGAGTAGTGCGTAATAAAGTTCTTCCACCGAGAACCCTGCATAGCTTTACCTGTGAAGATTTCTTCTAAGTCTTTAGCGTTCTCCTTAGACATACCCTTCATACCCGTAAAGGCTGCTTTGAGTCCTTTGTAGATGTGTGGGAATGATCGTATTAATCCAACACGCATAGTCTGCGTAGCTAAATCCACTAAACCAAACAAACCTGAGTTCGCTAGTAGCATAGGATCAGCAATAGCCTGCATAGATCGGATACTTTGAGATACCTGCCCACCTGTAGGCTTCCCTGTAAGGTCGTCTGAGATATTCTCCATAAAGGCTTTAGCTCGTCTAGTATCTACACCTTGTGGTAATTTGTCTAAGTACCCTTCCAGTAGTTCTTTTAAGGTTTGCTCTGATAGCCCGTACTGAGCTAACCCGTTAAGGTGTGCCATACGGCGACTGTAGTTCTCTACGTTATGATACACACTACCACCAGTTAGTTTACCTAGATCGAGTACCTCACCTGTGCTTGCAGTCATCTTGAAGTTCCAATCCCAATCCATACGTCTACGTAAGTTCTTAGGGTTACTTTGCTTCTGAGCTTGCTGCTCAAATATCTCAGTAACTGCTTTAGCTGCATCATCAGAACTGATACCTGCACGGGTTAGCATATCATGGAGAGTCTCTCGACCCATACCACTTGAAGTTACATCCGATAATCCTCTAGCAGGTTCTCGTTGAGTCTGTACAAAGTGCTCACCAATCTGTTTAACTGTTAGAGTAAACGGACTAGTTGTAGCAGTCTTAGCCCCCTGCTTAACTGATGCGTATGTACGCCCAGCTTTAGCAAAGTTTGGTTGTAGTAACTCTGGGTAGATACGTGCAATCTGAGTACCGTAGTACTTGTAAATATCATCCCATGTAGCTTTACCATCTCGTACTAAGTTGTGCATACGCTCGTAGTTATGCTGTAATGGCATGTACGTAGGTCTACGGATAATAGCATCCATACCAGCTTTCTCAAAGAATCCGTTAGCTGCTGCATCATCATAAATCTTAGTAGCAAAGCCTGAATCAATGTACGTCTTTAGTACATGCTTCATAGCATCTGGTACACTCATTGTATCAACTAGAGCTTTAATACTATCATCGGATAGTACAGTACCATTGTTCTTATTAGCATGTTCTAACACAGCTTGATCTAGCTTCTGCATACTGTCTTGGAACATATCCATGACTTCCTGAGAAGCCTCACTGTATTTACCAGATGTACGTGTAATGATGTTTGAGCTTACGTTGGTAATTTCAGGTACAGCATCAGTTAATGCTTGTTCTACAGAAGCTAAAGCGTATCCGTAGTTATTTAAATACGATGCTTGTGCTGAAGCTACGTTATCACCTTCAGTGTGTACATTAGCAAGTAGTTTATTCACTACTGTACTTTGATCACCTTGAGTGTACATCCATAACTCGTCTGCACTAGAAGTCATCCTACTTAACATAGGGTACTGCTTGAACCACTCTGTAGGTGCACCTTTAGGTTTACTCACAGGTTTTAAGTCTGTAGCTACTTTTACTGTAGCTTGTGCTAGTGATGCTTGTACATGCTGTGGTAGGTTATTAGCTGTTTGTGTAAACACTCCAGAACCCACCTGAGAGGTCACAGGAGTGAAAGTTACCTGAGGAGGTACTGGTGTACTAGGTGCTGCTGTAGCAGCCGTTGTAGAGGCTGTGGTAGCCTTCTGGACACGGTTTACATCTGTGAGGAAGCCTACTAGCCCGAATACAACTGTATCCATATCACGTTCATCTTCTGTACGTGTACTGTAATTCTCTAAGGCTTGGTTAGTTAAGGTAGCAGCAGTACCAGCAGCAGCAGCTTGTGCAGTCCTAGCAGTTATCTTAGCTGCTGTACCTACCTTTGCAGCACCATACACAGGCGGTGCAAACGCAGTTAGTACATCAACATCTAGTAAGCCTGCTGCACCTGTAATCCACGGTCTAGCTGCTGCTATTTTATCATCAGCACGTTTCTCAAGTACTTTCTGTTTACGGTACTCTAAATCCTCATAACGTACTGCCTTATGCAGGTACTCGTTCTCTTGCTCGGAGAGCATACCATACTCTTGGAAGAACTGATCAACCAGTTCTTGCGGATGGAATAACGGATCACGTGTAAATCGTTTACTATCTTTATAACTAGCCCACCAATCTCGTCCAGTAGGTGCAACGCCTACTTTCAAAGCAGACCATACACTAGGAAGCTCATCATTGAGTACACGCTCTAACTCCATGTTAGGTGTACGTAAGTCGTTCTCTGTAGGTGCTGGTGAGGTTGTTCTAATATCTTGTATAACCACCTGTTCAGGGATAACTTCTGTATCCCCTACAGGTGCTTCAGGTACACCGAAGGTAGTTCTAGCTGCTGAGTTAAGATCAGGTCTGAAGCTAGTACTTAATTTTTGTAACTGTACCTGCTCTTGTTCTGTAGAAGTAGAATCTACCATGTAGTGCTCCTTTAATTATTTAGGTCGGTAAGGTACAAATGTGTTACCAACTGGTTTAACAGATCGTCCGCCTAGATTAATACTAGAACCACTAGCTAGTGCTTTAGAGTTATAGTACTGACGTAACGTATTTAGATTCCATTGATTACGTGGATGGTTAGCTGGGATAGCTTTAAACAACGTGGTTTTCTTAAACGCTGCTTCTGCCTCTGCGTAATTGCGTTTAGACAACGCACTAGCTACTGCTGCACCCCCACCTGAACCACCGTGCCATGTACCATCTGCTAGAAGTATATAAGCATTCTGTAGGTACTTAGGATACGGTGCTGTACTAGGTAATGGAATACCAGCTTTCCGAGCATTCTCCGCTAGCTTACTATTAGAGAAGTACGTACCCAAGAAGTCGGCATTAATCTGCACACGTTCTTGTGTACTCTTAGCACGTTGCATTCTAGCAAACGCTTCAGGATGATTCTTCTGAGTGATGCCCCAACCAATAACGGTACTGGTGCGGGAGGTAGTTCCATCTATAGCCTTAGCAGTTACTGCTGTATCAGTGAAACCTTCAAATTGATTCCAGTGATTAGCCATAGCTACAGCAATATCTTTGTTACCCCCAAACGGGATAGCCATACTTGCAGGGAGGTTCACAGGTACACGTTTATTACTACCATGTAATCGTACAGTACCTTTATGAATCACAGCATCACGTTTAACCACAAACGTATCACGGTAATCCCCTGAGGCTAAAGAACCAGCAGCCGTACCAAAGCCAATATTACCTAAAGGCTGTAACTTCTGCTTAGGTGTAGTAACAGTTGTAACCTTCTCACGAGCAAGTTTAATATCTTGATCTCGGATACTAGCTGCTGCTTGTACAAGCCCACTTATACTGAGTTGAGTACCTTGTAGTCCGAATGAACCTGTGTTATTAAGTAAGTTCCCATCCTTATCGTGAATCAAGAAGTACAGCGAGTCACCGTTCTGTTGGACTACAATGTTATTAGGGTCAGTCTTATTACCCATTTTCTTAGCTAGGATATAACGCTGCGCATCAATAGCCCGTGCGAAGTAATCTTTAGCAACTACCTTACCATTTGCATCTCTAATCTGTCCCGAGTTAATACGTGCCCCTGTTGTAGGATCAACGAACACAGGCGTACCTTTAGTACTAATCATAAGATTAGACTTCTCCATAGCAGTCATTAAGTTCGCTGCTGAGCCTGAAGTCATGTGTGTAGCTAATAGGCTACCATAACGAGTAGCGTGTGTTTTCATAGCCTCTAAGGTGTTCTCACGAACTTCCTCTGAGGTACGGTTAAACCATGTACCGTTATTCCCTGTAGTCCAGAAACGATCTAATTTAGCGGATTCAATATTTAAACTATCTCTAGCCTTACCTACTAACTCTAACTGTCTAGCAGTACCGATAGGGTCTTGTAGAGCATCTCTAGCACTATTCAAAGGTGCACCAGTCTCTAGTAAACCTCGTAGAACTTCTTTGTTAGGGAAGTAACGGCTGTCGATAGATGACAGGAACTGCTCTGCTGCTCGCTTATTACCGCTATTAATGAGGGTCTGGTAAGACTGTACTAAACCGTTCCAAGAAGCCTTGTAAGCCTCGTAGCCACCTGTTTCTCTAATCTGATCATCAGACATACTCATCCACTGAGCAAGTTCTGTAGTGGCTAATTCTGCTGCACGATCCATAAGCTCAGGCATTAACGTACCTGCGGTAACTTGACGAGCAATGAGATTATTAGCAATAGCTGTGTAGGTGTTTAGACCTTGAGCCTGTGCGTCACGAGCAGCTTGTGCTACCGCAGCACCAATCCACTTATCACGACCTTTACCTTCGTTATTGAACTCGTACTGGAAATAGTCAGGGTAACTCAGTACGTTAATTTCCGACTCCCCACTAAGTAACTTCGCATCATGCTGTTGGCGTATATTGTAGTACTGTCGAGCTACAGAATTTAAAGTACTATCCGAGTACATACCCGTTGCAGCATAAGCATTCACTTTCTGAGTAATATCTTCGTATGTGTAGTCTACAGAACCATTCTCAAAGTTTGTTAAGTCTAGTAGTACTTCACGGTTGAGCATATCATCATTGGAGCTAAGAACCTTACCTTGTACATCATTAACTTTCTGTACAATATCCCCAGCTAACTCGTACTGACCAGCAGCAAATAAGTTCTCGCCAATGCCACGTAGTTGGTTTAACGAACGAGCAGCAGCTGGAGACTTAGGATCAATATTCTTGAACCAGAAGTCCAACGCACCTTTCAGTGTGTTAGTTGCTGCTGTGTTAGCTTCTTCTTCGTTCTTTGCATAACCTGATTGGATAGCCCCTTGCTTAATCAACTCAAATTGAGACATGATGTACTCAACTTGCTCTGTAGGGGTACGCTGTACTGACGCTAAATCTATAACAGTCTTAGCAGCAATTAACCTAGCAGTACCTGTGTAACGATCTAAAGCAGCAGCTTGTAGACCTTCACCAATCATCTTCTGGTACTGCATGTTCTCTTTGAGAGTTCCCCCGTATAACTTTTCTTTTAAATCAGAATCTAAACCCGAAGTATAAATATCATTAACTGTGCTTTGTAAGAACTCTTTATTAGCATCAAAGATTTGATCTTCAGTCATCGTAGGGTCTTGTACCATACGCTGAAGTTCTTGTGTAAAGGCTTGTCTACGTTGAGTCTGTGCCGATACAACTTCTGAGAAGTCTCGTCCTTGTTGGTAGTTCTTACGTTCTAAGAAGCTCACCTCACGGGTGTACTCGTTCATGTAATCACTAGCACCAAGTGCGATTAAACGTGCCTTATTATCTTCATCGTATCGGTCTAAAAACTTCGTACCTGCACCTAAGACACCCATAGCGAAGTCCGACAACCCGAACTCTGTCTCTGGAGGTCTTTGTGTTGCTTGTAAATTACTTACTTGTACCTGAGCAAGTTCAGGTTGTTGGACTAATGTCGCCATAGAAACTCCTAGAATCCTTTGAATTGTAGATTTACGTTACTTGGTAATGAGTACTGACTCGGCATAGGGTTCATAGATGCACTCTGCGGTGTACCCGAACCTAATTGCAACCCAGCACTAAACCCAGTGTTACTACCACCCATCTGTTTAAATCCATCGTACATACTATTACCTGCTTTATACATACCATAAATGTCCATAGGTTGTTGTGGTGCAGCATTTATTGTACGTTGCAGAGAGTTCACACCTTGTTGACTCGCCGCATCTATATCTGTCATGTAGTTATCAAAACTGACTGCGTAGTTAAAACGTGTAGCCTCTAGTGCTTGTGCAGTCTGGTAGTCAATAGATTGAGCCAGTGCTTGTGCACTAGCCCCGATCAAGTCTGCTGCACCATAACCAGCACGTACTGTACTGATCTGTGTTTTACCTTGTGCTTGATAAGATTGTAAAGCTCTAGCAGTACGCATACGCTCAACCTGCTGTGCTCGTTCTCTATCAAATAAGCTAGTAACCGTGTACTTAACTACTTCTGCGTTATATTTCTCTTGTGCTCTCTTAGCATGGCGATTGGGGTCACCCCCAAACAAACCAGTTAAGAAACCAACTGATCCACCAATGGCTGCGCCCCACGCCCCACCAACCTGCCCACCAAACTGAGCACCCAGCATTGCACCTTGCCCAGCATTTGCTCCTGTACCCATAATTATCTCCTAACTGCGTGTTTCTTAGCAGTACGTAATACGAACCCTGCTGAAGTTAAATTCAAGTCCGTTGTCTTATCTGTTTGGATAGTACAAGCAAGACTATCTAACTTAGCCCTACAAGGAATCACTGTTGTACTCACACTGTTAATCCATGTGTACCCAAGATTCACTTCTGACCACGTAGCAGCAGAAGTATTCACTTCGCTTGCTGTACCTAAGAAATCTTGTACTGTGTACTTGAACTCACCAGTACCCTTAAATGTCAATGAGAAGCTCTGTACGGTGCTTTTAACACCAGCTAGTACCTTACCATTATCATCCTTCAAATACGGCGGTGTGAGCGTAAACAGGCTAGTGTAACGCAACCCTACAGCTATAACCCCCTGATACACGGACTGTACTGTACCATCAGGCAGAACTTCAATAGCTACCTCCATGTGTCGAGAATTAATCTCATCATAGATAACACCTACTAAGTCCCCATCAGGGATGTACTGTAGTCGATTCCCACCATTGGTACTATCAGTTTGTACGTACTGGTAAATATCCAAGAACGGTATAGGCTTAGTCCCTAACTGATTCAACTGTGTATTCGTAGTTAGTACCAACGTATTACCATCAGTATCCTCTACAAAGAAGATGTTGTACTCTTGTAGGAACGCTGCACCTAGTACTTTACGAGGTAGTACCCACTTATGGAATCCCATAATGTTACGGGAGTCTGCTTGCCATAAAAACTGGTTCACGAGTACTTCGTTAGTATCAGAAGTAAATACCATCATGTTGTTTGTACTAGAACCTGCCATACCTGTGCATACGCCAGTGGCGTACAGTGGTAAGTGGTCTGTTAAGTTCTGTGGGTTGTACTGAGAGTCTGTGTACTGGTTAGGAATTACCTCCCCAACTTGGTAGTAATCTGCACCACGTTGATACACGTAGTACAAGCTCCTAGCAGCGACAATAGGCTTCGCAGCCATACTAACCTCTGTTTGGGTACTTGGGTAGACTACTGCGCTCTTAGGCGTCAGTACAGTGCTATTAGCAGGCACTACAGCTTGCTGTGTGTTACTGAATAGAACTAAGTCCTTATTGAATGGTATAGCGTACTCGAACTGAGAGTTACTCAATGATGTAGCACTAATCTCAATAGGATCATCATCTAGTACTTCCTCTACTGTAGTTCTCATGAATACTGAAGGGTCTGTACTTCTACTCATGCACACATAAGCCCCACTTAATAGAATAAGTCGAGATTGATAAGCACCTATACCTGTGATACCAAAACCTAAGAACGCAGGTTCAGGGTTGTTATTATCATCACCTGCGTTACGTCCTTGAATATCTAAAGTGTCTACAATTAACCCACCTAGATCGTAGTCGAAGTACCAATACATAGGTGTGTTCTGGATAGTATAACGATCTTCAAAAACACCGCACTCAGTCCATACACGTTTAGTATGATTGTACTGGTAGTACGATAAGTTATTGCTTATCCCTACTGCCTGAATGTACCAATCTAACTGCGCAGGTAACGTAGGCGGTAAAGCATCCTTATTACGGATTGTACTAGCACCTGAACCTTGTAGGTACAGATCACCACCAGAGGCTTCAATAACTAATTGGTCTGTCGTAGTGTTCGCTACGATAGCTAACGATGTACCATCACGGTACACTGAGAATCTAGTCGTAAAGTTCGTATCAGCGTTCATCTGCGAGGCTAATGTTGTAGCCACGTACTCAGGTGTAGCCTCTGCTGCTGTAGATACGTGAGTAGTTACACTGTACGTTAAAGTAGCAGCAGAGCCTTGAGTAATACTTACTGTGTACTGCTTACTAAAAGCACCTGATAGGATACGTACCCAACCTGTGCCTTTAGGGTCTAATACATTAGCTAGTTGGTTAGGTGTTAACCACAGCTTACGTGTACCATCGTACACGTACTGTACACTGTTATGTGTAAAGTTATAACCATGATAGGTACTAGGTAAGTTACTAGGTACTTGTGCACGGGTGAAGCTCTGACTAGAAGTTACGGCTGTTGCAGAAGGTGTTGAAGTGTTCCAAGAGTGGTTTATCGTTACAGGCTCATTTGGTGTGTTATATAGCAGTACTATAGTAGTACCGAGTACAGTGACACTGAAGTTCGTAGTAATAGTACTATTCCCCAATAAAGCATTATGTAGTCTAGTTACACGATCTTGTACTGTGAATGCTGCACTATCGAAGCTGGCATTTGCGTAGGAGGTACTCACCGTTACGTTTATACCTGCGGTGGGTACTACAATATTTAAATACTCTATACGAAAACTTTTTGTACTGAACCCACCTTGAATACTTACCCAAGCTCTACGAGAGTTCTCAGCAACACCTAGTGGAGTAATTGTACTAACAGCATCTAACACTTTCTCAGGAACTTTCTCTGTATTTAGAATGAACGATTGGTTACGACTGATAGTACTACGGATAGTACCTTTGTTTGTATGCACTAAGTACGGGTACTGTGAATCATGTAGGACTTCCATATCTGAGAATCGAGTAATAACTAAACGTCCATCAGGGGTTACACACTGGATGTAGTACTCCCCACCTAACTGTACTAACTCGAACTTAGAGCCTTTAGGTACTTGCATTCTACCGTGTAGCTTCGTACCTGTGCGTCTACGTAGTCCATTCACAGGGTCAGATAACATATTTACTTGAGCACCTAGCTGACCATCTAAACGCTCTTGTGGGGTCTGTTGTGATACCCCTTGAATTAATGATCGGTAAGTACCTTCGTAAATCATATCTACCTCTGTTATCGGAATTTAATAATTGATCGGAAACGTGCGTACCCAGAAGGTCTACGGAAAGCACTACTGTTGTATCTACGCTTACGTATGTTCTCTTGATTTAACTTCATACGTGCATTCTCAGATAAACTCTGTAGAACTTGGATAGAACTCTCTACACCGAAGTCTGCTGTGTACACTTCTGTTGCAGCGTTGTACAAACAAACGTGTGCTGCGTACAAAGGTAGTCGCTCAAAAGGTGTATCTTTAATAAGCTCTACTGTAATAGGTTCATCGAAGTACTCAGTGTTCTTGTATGTGTCTCGAAGGTTTGCACCATCAATCTCTACATCACAGTCTGTACCATAGATACTGATAATACCTGTGGGGGTATCAATCTTACCATCTGTGTTCACAGGTAAGGTAACTGTACCCTCATTGAACCACCAACCCTCAGCAAGCAGTGCTTGGCGTTGTCGATCTATTGCTTTAATAATTAAGTCCACCGTAGGATGGGCTGTGTCTAAATCCGTCACAGGATGCTCCCCCATATACGGGAGAACAGTGTTCACGGCATCAAGTAATTTCATACTGTCCTCCTTATAAAATTTACTACTAGATAGAACCATAGGCTGTACCAGTCTAATCTGTCGGTCAATTTGCGCTTAGTTCTATCCAGTAGTAAACCTTAGTCTACTACTTTACGTTTTGTAGTACGGTTAGGCTTCACCTGTACAGGTTCTTCTGTAGGAACTTCCTGTTGTACTACTGCACTTGTTAGCGTCTGTGCTAGACGTTGTTGTTCTTCAGCAGTAAATGCTGCACTGACTACAGGTTGCCCTAATTCAGCCATAGTATTCTCCTAAATAGAACGCCCTGCATTACACAGGGCGTGTACTAGCATTATGCAGCAGTACGGGTTACACGGATTGGCGCAACAGTATCTGGACGGCGTGTATCAATTGTAAGCATTGAGTAGCAGTCTAGTACGTTCGTCATGTGCGCTTCATCATCCCAGAAACGAGAAGTCCACGGCTTCGCAGTCACAGTCACTAATGCTAATGACTTGCTGAAGATAATCATCTCAGCTTTAGCTTCATCAGCAGTCACATCAAACGCATTGCTGTTACCAGTGGTAGACAGTGGATGCCCTGTTACCGCACCTGTAGGGAACTCAGTGTGCTCTACAACAGGGATACCGTTGATCTGCACTACACGGCGACCTGCGAAGTCACCTGCGCCAGTACTGAACTCAGAACTAATTACTTTCTTAGAATGCAATAACTCAGAGTACACCTTAGGAGTAACCAACGTAACCATATCACCAATAGGTACACGGCGTTGGATTAACTCTTGTACTGCTTGAGAGTGCGCTTCGATTAACGCAGAAGCGTTGTTCTCATGGTCTGTCTCTGTTAAAGATGTACCAGCAGCAGGAGCTTTCAATGCAGCAGCCTTGAAGAAGCCGTCATAGAACGCATTACCTGTCTTGAGGTGTGCAGGAGCAGCCCATGTACCAGCTTTCTGTAAGCGGATAATGTGTGCTTGATCGTACATACGAGCAAACGCAGTACCAGCATTCTGACCTAACTCTGCTAAGAAGTCTGGAGCAGTCCAGTCATCCATGTAGTCAATAGGGTGTCGGATGTACAACATCACTTCAACTACAATGTTGAATTTATCTGACGGTACACGCTGATCAACGATAGTCTCACCAGCTTTACGACCCTTAACTTCCGCACCAGCTAAGCGGTCAATACGGT